TTATACTCACCTTTTTTACCTATTCTAGACTCGTAGTAAAGTTTATCGTCTTGGAGTACCGCAACGATGCCCAAATACAATTGTTTCTCAATTAGGTCATTCATGTACGTTCCCTTGATACGGTGTATTAAGCCACTTAGCATAAGTATCAGCATTTTGAGAGATTTTTTCAAGTGCATATTTCCCACAGAATTTCATAAAGTGAATACCAACCTGAGGTGTAGTAGTTACACGAACAGATTCACGAATGCGTTGGTCAACCTTTTGTTTAATATCATCGGGCTGTGCAGTCAAGTCAATCAACATACGGTTGCGTTCATAACAATCACGCACACGTTGCTCCACACCATTGTGGTCAGTCCAACGTTGTAGCATGAAGTTATTCCAATTGAAGCCTTGACTATTACGATCCTCGAAAGCCTCACGAATACCTACACGATTCTTAGAACCTTTTTCGGGGGCACGGGGATATGCAGTGAATACATTGTCGCCTGCGTCACCGCGAATAATCTTTTTGAATAGCAAATATTCGGGAGTATCTTCAAGCAATTTCTGCTCTTTAGTTTTCTTATCGATAACGGGCTTACCGTTATCTTTCCAATAACCATCGAGACGGATAAGATGATTTTCTACGCCATTGTACTGATGTACGTTGGGCGCAATCAACTGCACATAATCCGAGTCTGTGCTAACGATATAGTGGGTGTCATCGGGATGCAAGTGAATGAATCGGGCAATCATGTCATCTGCCTCAGCATTTTCGTGACGCAATACACTACAGTTGGTTTTCTCTTTGAGATAGGTTGTGAATTGTTCGTATGTTGACCAGAACATTTCATTCTCAGCCTTCTCATCCTCAGTAACTGACATTGCATCAACCACACGATTCTTTTTATAAGGAGCATACAAATCTTTGCGGAAGCTCCTGCCCTCTAGACAAAAGACGACATGGTCAATTTTATGGTTGCGGACAACTTGATTGACAGATGCAAGTGTCAAATGCAGTGCAAATGCTGCCTTTTCTTCTGGGTCACTGTTACGACTTGCAACATGTCGGGCACGGAAGAAAGTATTGGCAGTATCGATTAGTGCGTAGTTCATGTTCGGGAAAGTATATAGTTAATTAATATACGTATATTATACGTATATTTTGCGTTACTGTCAAGCCTCAAGGTAAGTGTCAGGACTGAGGTCAATATACTTACGTATTACACGCTTGTCACCTCGATACGGAAGCCATTCGTCCTTGACTTCACGAATGGGCAAGCCCATTTCAGCAATTTTGTTATTGACCCATTTCTTCACATCCTCAGCAGATTTGCCACTCTTTGGGTCAAGAATCTCAGTCTTCCATTTATTACCCTTAAACACAGTCCAAAGATCCTTACGCCATTCAGCTTTGAGAGTTTCCTCCATCATGGCAATTTCTGCACGAGGACCGTAGTACAAATATTTGAACGACTGGGTTTCTTCCGCAATCGCCGCAATGTAATCATAGAGCCGGTCCCGTGCGTTTCCTGTAATCCCGAACCCAACTTTATTGTTGTGAACAAGAACCATGATGTAGAAAAATGCGTTCATTATTTTACTTTCTTGGCGGCTGTCTTCTTAGGAAGCGTAACCGTTTTAGCTTTGAGTTTACCTTTAGTCAGCATGTTGTTAATGTAGTTGACTTGGTCTGCTTCCAGATAGTGAGTGATGTCTACATTCTTATGAACGTACATGTTATCAAAGTCTTGGATGACAAACGTACCACCGAGCATACGATAGACTTTGTAAACAACGTACAATGCCACGTTAAAAGGGACACTTGCGTTTTTGTCAACGAACAGATCATATCGATACTTGCGGTATGCTTTAGTCACAACCGATTTCAGTTTAGGCATTCCAGTAAACACCTTTTGAACCACGGCGTGCATATCAAGCATGAAAGTATCAAATTCAGTAGATTTGATTCGGATGTTCTTTTCATCAACCATGTCGTACAGAGAACCGTAGAAACCGAATTCAGTGTTGTCTACTGGCAGATTGTTCCAGAACTTATTACGATTAGAGAAAATGAATTCTACTTTTTCGTAGTTACCATTCTTAGCGGCAGCTTCGACACCTGCCAAGTGAGTGACTGCGCCAGGGAAACCTGCATGGTCATGACCTTCAGGCAGCGGCGTGCATTCATACTTTTTCAAAATTTCAATCAATTTAGCAGTGTGCAGATATTTAGGATTCTTGCTATTGTCAAGCCGCACTGACAAGTAATGTTGCTTCCAGTGGTCGAACAGAGAAATTTCCTTAGACATTTCACCGTTCAACAATGCGAATGTTTCACGGGCTTTGCTACGGTCGTTAGTTTCAATGTATTGAACAGTGATGGGGAACTTTTTCCAGTCTTTAGCTTTCCAACCTTTCATCAGACCGCAGGACACAACCAATGCCACTACTGTTGCAGTGTGCTGGCCGTTAACCATTGTGTATTCTTCTTTGCCGGGCGTTTTCACAGCTTGAATAGCTTGTACTCGCTGTTCATCATAGTAGGTAAAGATATGGGTAGCATGGGGAACATCAAGTTCACGCTGGATATCTTCATCAGAGAACAACACACCCAGAGGAACCATTTTTGTAATAGGGAAGTTGCTGGGATCAAACATGATAGCCAGCTTTTGATAGCGTTCAAGCGCGGACATAAAGTCGATATTGCCACCGCTATTAACTTTGTTCACTAGATCAACAATAGAGACTTGTGCATACTCACCCTTTTTGCGCTCAAGGATATTATTAATTTGCATCGCATCCTTGTCACGGGTGATGAATGCAAATTGAATCGGCAATGTGCCTGAGATTGCGGCGTTCACAGTTTTTACGGAACGCATTGCAGATTTAGTCAATTTAGAAGTTGCCATAAAAATACTCCTTTGAGTGTTTACAATATTTCTATTGTACTCCCAAAAGAGTTATTTGTCAACCTTTTTTTTGTAATACTTTTAGCTTACCTCTGAGCGACCGTTGCCTAAATTTTTTGTAACGACATTACGCATGTCACGGTTGGCAGGATCCGCTTGAACTTGTTCGTACATTTCCAGTGCTATGTTCTTGCAAACTGACTGAAACCAACGATCCACAATTACTGTATCAGGTTCATCGTCTTTCATCTTGTAACCCGCTTTGATTAGATTGATAACAAACTTGTCATTCCAATCTAGTTCAAACTCACCATTGTGAATATCATTGGGATCGACTGACATTTTTGTGATATTGACGTATGGCTCACCTGCCATTGTAGCTTTTTCTTTTTCAGAAAGTTCAACCTTTTTCTCTTTAGGTTTGCGAGGCTTACGTTCCTTCTTAGGTTTCGCTTCTACTTTAGGTTCTTCTTTTTTCCCAAATAATTTATCAAACAGTCCCATTTACATATTCCTCATATAATTTAAATGATGCGAGGTTCTTGGCTTTACTTTCGCACATCATATCGAATTTATCATAAAAAGTCATTGCCCAATCATTTACCGCACGGTTCCAATAGTAGTCACTATGGGCACGTAATTTTTGCTTGTTGTGACCACTGGCGATTAGGCTGTCGCGGCATGGTAGAGTATTACTGCAATGACCAACAAGGCAATCTTCACGTGATACACTATAATGTAGAGTAGGGCGAATACCGCGCCAAGAATCAATAACCCGCTTAACTCGCTCTTCGGTGACCGCCAAGTATTCTCCTTCTCGGACCCAATGATGATGAATGTCCAAAACAATTGGAACAAGATCAGATAAAGTAAGGCAATCATCCAACCCATAGCTTATTTCTTCGTTTTCGATTGTGATTGTGTTTCTTGCTTCGGGCGAGAGTCGCATGTAGGCACTGCGGATACCTTGGGGACCTTGGCGACCACTGATGTGGACGTTGATTTTAATGTCCTGAAATTGTTTACCGTACCCCATCCAACGGGCCATATCAACATGATACTCAAACTCCTCGATACTCTTATTTACTACCTCAGGACGGTCGCTTGCAAGAACTACGAATTGGTCGGGGTGAAAACTCAGTCGAACATTGTTTTGTCGTGCAGTCTCACCTAGAGGAGCGAACCAACGCTCCAACATAGATTGTGTATTGGGGTCTTTCCAGAAGCCTTGATAATCTTCATGGGTATAGAAACTAAGCATGTCACTAGTGATACGCAACATACGCAGTGGTTCGGGCAATGTCGCTACCTTCTTGATAAGTGCATGTGTATTCAAGATATTAGTTTTGGCAACATCAATAATTTTTTCTTCGACTTTGCTACGTGCATTACGTTTTGCCCATGCCATAGTTGTGCCGCCGGTGTTAAGACCTTCGACTGATGAAATCTCGCCTTTCTTATTAATTTCAGCGAATTTACAAGCAAAACCGATACGTTTAGTATTAAGATTGAAAGAGTGCATACATAGACCAAAGTGATAAATAATATATACAGTGTAGCACACCTACGCAATAAA